CTGCCAATAGATCCAGTCACCGAACAGGTACTTGATGGCGTAGGTGTCAATCCCTGCCGTGGCTTTGGCCGTTACAGCATTCGAAATCGAGTCGCCAGCCGGGGTGGTGACAACCATGTAAACGCCTTCCGAGAGTCCGAAAGTGTTTTGAGTCGTGAAGGTGGTCGTATCGTCGCAATCAGCCAGCAGGCCGATGGATGCGCCGGTATTGCGCAGCGCGTACATGCCCTTGCGAGGAATCGTGTCCTGACCGATCAAAACGCTGCTGGTGATCGTGCCAACGCCATCGGTGCCGCCAGTAAACGAACCGCTAGCGACTGCGGCAGCAGTTGTGCCTGCGCCCGCACTGGCCACAACGAGCTGGGATGGACCACGCAGGCCGTCAACGCCGTTGTTGATGGCGGCCGCCATTGCAACCCAGAAAGCATTCCCGGATCCGGTGAGGTTGTCGAAAACCTCGGGCACTTGGCCAGGCATGCTGATGGTGATCTTGAAGGTGCCGTTTTTGCTACCGTTCGCGATCGCCCAGGCCAGGCTGTTACCCAGCGTGCCAGTGTACTTTCCGGTCAGCGTGATGCAGTTGGTCTGGATGACGCTCGAGGCAGCAACATCAGTGCCATCGGTGACGCGCACGCACTTGAAGTTGTTCGCGCCCTGCTGGACTGCCGCGGCAACCTGCGTGCCCATGTCGTACTTGCGAGCCTGGATGGAACCGAAGAGACGGGAGTAGTCCGCCATGTTGCCAACGATGGTCGGCGAGTTCACAGGGCCCCACTGGGCAGTACCTACGAGACCAAGGACATTGGTGGGCACGCCGTTGAGCAGCGTATTGCCAGGCGGCACGATCTGCACATAAAGGCCGGGCACGATCAGCGCCGTGGTGTTGATGCTGCCGGATTGGACGATGGTCATAGCTTGACGCTCCTAAAAGCAAAAGGCCGCACGCGGCGGCCTTCGGTGGTGGTTGGTTTTGATTACTCGGCAGCTTTGGGCGTCTGCGTGTCGGGCACATTGATAGCGACGACCTTGGAGACGTTCTCGCCATCGAGGACAGCTTTCATCTCGGCGGCATCGCTGATCTGATCGCCCTTTTTGTAATCTTCGAAATCGTCGGTCACGGTGAGGATGCGCATGGCATTGCCTTTCAGTTGTAGCTCGTCGGTCCGCTCACATTGGCTGTGGCGCCAGTCACTTGCGTTGATTCGTTCAATTGGGTCTGGCTGACCTGCGTATCAACGCTGGTCTGCGTGGTCGCGTACTCGACCGTGTAGAAAATGTCCCGGCGATAGATGCGGTCCTTTTGGGCCACATCGCTGTCGAGGCTGTTGCGGTAGATCAACCGCGCTGCGGTGCCATCAGGCATCGTCAGAAAATTCACACTGGACAGTGCGGCATCGATTGCAGAAGCGAGCGTCACCCGCTTTTCATTGGTGTCAGCCCAGACCGAAATCTGGAAGACCTTCTCCTGCCGGCGAATCTCGCGCACCTGAGTGCCACTCGTGCCGACGCGCACGGCAGTCAGCCTGGCGCTATTCGGCAGCGTGATCACAGCGCCACTCGATGTCGTTCCAGGAATGCCGACCGCAATCAACGCAGCCAGCGCCGTGGCAATGCTCGTGAGCGTATCCGCCTGCTGGGCAGCGTACACATACGGCACACCGTTCGCTACGACTGTCAGATTCTGAGTTCCAATGGGGTTCGGAATCGAACCGCCAACCGTGATGGTCTGCCCGCTGATTCCAAGCGTCAGCGTTGCAGCCGTGGTGCTCAGCGTCTGCCAGTCCATCGGAAAGCGCGTGGTGTTGCGCTCTTCCGGACGTGGGTAGACGCTGATGTGGTTCTTGCCGGCGCGAATGTCCGTGTCAAGCACGCCCGGGAACGGCCAGCCAGGGTAAGAGACCGCCGGAAACCCGGTGATCGACGCTTGGCCTGTGCCGTTCGGATAAACCGCCTGGGACACTGCGGCCACCAGGGCTGTGCTCACATCAGAAGAATCAGCCATGGCTATGCGTGCACTTCCTGCGCCATCAAGCGCCATCCGAGGTCCGACATTTCTGCCGCCTCGATGGCGTACCGACGACCAATGTCGTCGATGATGATGTCGCCCTCTGAAATAGTTACCGGGACCGAAGGAGGTAAAAGCACCTTCCAGCCAGCGTTCTTCACGCCAGTAGGCAGCGGGCCGGGTGAGTTTGATTTGCCGCCCAGAAGCACCGAAGCCGGCCACATGGCCGACGATGTACCGAGCAGATCAGCCTCAGATCCTGCCGTCAGTTCGTTGTAGCTCAAGGCGCCGATGCCAGTCGGACCAGCTGGCCGAACGATGTGCACAGACCGATTGCACTCAATCGCCAGCACCGGCAGCAGGAACTGTTTGCCAGCGATGAAATAGGTGTTCGTGTTCAGGCCGCCGTTGTTGCCGACGAGGTAGTCGCCAGTCTGAACGGTGGCGTCATCGATCAGCGCAAGCCAGGTCGGATCGCCGTATTCGTTGGGCGACGTGAAGGTGTACTGCCGACCAGAATCAACGGCCATCTTCACCGTCGACACCTTGTTGCCGAGTGGCTGCGCGGCCGAAACCGGGCGGTATTGGTCGTAGGCGATACCGATCTTTGCCGCAGACTTCGCGTAGCCTGCGTAGATCTTGGCCTGAAGCGTTGCGCCGTCCATTTACACCACCAGAGTCAAGCCGCCACCCGATTTCAGCCCAGGACCGGGATCGACGCCGAGATAACTACAAAACTCACGGCGCGTCATGTTGAAGAGCGCCCGGCGATCACGCAGTTCGTTGGCGTTGTGCTTCCACACAGCGGCCTCTGCAGTGTCCAGATTGCCTCGAACACCGGCAGAGCCAATGATGTCGGTCTCCAGCGTTGCCAAGTTGGTCAGGTAGGTATTTCGAACCACAGCTTCTTCGGCTGCGTTCAATGTCTGCATCTTGTATTCCAAGACGCCGTATTGCGTGGAGAAGCGATAACCCGAAGCCGGGAAGGGCTGGGCCCCACCATAGGCCCCATAGCCGCAGAAGCGGCGAATGTCGGTTTTTTCGGCGTCACTGAACGCCATCGGCCTGCGCGTCCGGTTTGAACACGGCGCCACGCTCGATCAGCGTCATCATTTCGGACGAATCCGTGATCACCTGGTTGGCCTGCCACATGTGCAGATTGTTGTCTTCGTCGTAGAAGCCAAAAGGGCCGGCCAGAGTGAGAGATTCAGGCGGCTGCTGGGGCAGCTCCTCTCCCACCACTTCGTGCTTTTCGTCGTACTTGAAGGTCGACAAGTTCAGAACCTTGGTGACCACCTGACGCAAAAGCTTGGGCGTGGCTGGAGCGGACGACTGAGACACGCTATCGACCTGCGAGCTGTCCGACTTGCCTGCATCGGCAGGTGCAGCCTTGGTGCTGGATTCGTCGCCAGAGCCGTTGGCTGCTGCGCCATCCGCCTTGGCGTCTGGGGTGGCGCCAGATTGATCGGCGCCCGCAGACGCTGCTGCGCCTTCGGCTCCTGTTTCGCTGTTTGCTGCGCCGCCATCGGCGCCGGTGCTGTTTGCATCGGCGGTTGCGTTGGTGGAAGCGGGAGTGTTCTTTGGTGGCATTGTTTACCTCTCGATAGAAGCTAATTCGAAAAGGAGCCGCCTTGCGGCAGCCCCTTCAAGCATCAGCCTGCGGTTTAGACGTGCTCGATCACCACGGCGCGCTTGAGGTACTGAGCACCAGCGGTCGGGATGATGTTGCTGTTGGCAGTTGCGTCCGTGGGAGCGACGAAGCCGCCGATCCAGAACCACGACTGGGCAATGATCTGTTGCAGGCGGTCGATCGGGCCACGGATGACCTGCACAACGTCGTCGATCATGGTGATCTCGGAGTTCTTGTCGGTCAGTTCCGCAGCCTTCTGCTGCATGCCCGCGAAATCGCCTTCAACCAGCGCGCCGGGAGCGCACAGGATCGGACGACGCACGGTCAGGGCCGCGTTGGTCGGATGCACCTGGGTCAGGGCTTCCGTGGTGGGGATGAAATTCACACCCATCAGCTGGAACACTTGGCCTTGGCGCGCTTCGGGGCTGCCGTACTGACCTTGGTACATCAGCTTGAAGTCCTGGTCAGCGAAGAGCTGGCGCATGGACACGTTGTCCAGGTACAGGTTGAACATCACACCCTGCATGCCGGTGTTGTTGCGCAGCTGAGCCACGGCGTCCTCGATCACCGAAAGGGTGAGAACGTCAGTCGACACCAGAGCGGTCGTAGCGGTGGTGGCACCGTATGCCGAACCAGCGGTCCACTTGCCGTTCGGGCGAACCACCACAGGGGCGTTGGCATGCACGCAGCGGTTGAGCGCGGTGCCGTCAGCCACGGTAACGTTGGTGGAGAAGGTCAGCGTGCCAGAGTAGCCGCCCGGGGTGGTGGAGACGTT